TCGTGAGTTTGCGGTGTCTGGCACCGATGGCTTGGTTTTGGCGCGGGAAGGTTTCTGAAGGGTTGGGCTGGGGCTTTTTGCGGTGGGGGTTTCGGCTGATCGAGCGGATTTTCGGGTCTGGGGGGAAGTTTCAGAATGATACGGTGCCGGAATGAGCGTTGATCGGGACATTCGGAAGGCTTCGCAGTTTCGGGAGAGGCCGCTGACGCGGGCGGAAGGTGATCGTCTTTACGGTGGTGGCGGTGCTGCGGACTGGTCTACGCTGACGGGGAAGCCATCGACGTTTCCGCCGTCATCGCATGTTCACCCTGTTTCTGAGGTGACGGGATTGGATGAGCAGATACGGGACGTAGTGGCTGGCTTTGTCGTTGCCGGTTCGAACGTGACGGTTGTTCACAACGACGGGGCCGATACGCTGACGGTATCTGCTTCTGGCGGTGGCGGGGGAAGCCCTGCGATGGCGTGGGTGATCTGAATGCTGAACCTTGCTTCGACAGACGTTCTCCGGGTTGTGACGGCTGCGGCTGCGCAGATCGAGGTTCATGCGTCGTGGGGCGACCTGAGCGGGTCCACCGTGACGCTTGGCCGGTCGAACGCGGCGATCACGACTGCGACGACGACGACAGTGGTGGCTTCCCCCGGTTCCGGGGTGGTGCGCAACGTGCGGCACCTGAATGTCACCAACGCCCATGCGTCTGCGTCGGCGAAGGTCACGGTCGAGCATTTCGACGGGACGACCGCCGTGGACCTGATGGCGTTCATCCTCTTGCCCGGCGAGAACATGATCTTCGGGGAGGAGGGGCGCTGGACCCACCGCGATGCGCAGGGGGCCGAGTATCCGCCTGCCGGGCTGGGGGCATACACCGGCTATGCGGTCAGCTTCATGAAGTCCGGCACTGCCTCCGACGCGGCGGGCTACTGGTATTGCTCATCGAAGGACGCAGGCTTTCCGGGGGCATGGGCACCGGGAACGCCGGGCCTGAACGGGCGCGTGACGAACGGGACATCTGCGACCGACAACGGCTGCATCCCGATCAAGAACCCGTCTGTCGGCGCGAACTTCCTGACCGAAATCCAGATGTCGGCGAACGTGAACCACTCGCACCTGTTCTTCGACGTGCTGTGGGTCAATTCCGGCATCGTTGTCACCACCACGACCGCGCAGGCCATCACGACGCCGACGCTGCCGGCCCGCGACATCAACGGCACGACCAATGGCGAGGGCTGCATGATCGCCATGCTGGTCACGACAGCCAACACCAACGCCGCCGTGATCAGCACCACGACCGTCAGCTATACCAATTCCGATGGTGTCGCGGGCCGCACCGCAACGCTCGCCGCCATCGTCGGGTCGCAAATCCCGGCCACTCCGGTCATCGGCACCCTGATCTGGTTCAACCTCGCGGCAGGCGACAAGGGCGTTCAGTCGATCCAGTCTATCACGCTCGGCACCTCGCTCGGGGCCGGGGCCGTCTCGCTGATGATCACCCGCGACATCGCCACCATCGGGACCACCATCCCGAACGTCACAGCACAGAAGGTGATCGGAACGCCGGGCATCCGCCTCTACAACGGCTCTTGCGTCCTGCACTGCGCTCTGACCAGCGCCACCACCGCCACCTTCTATTCCGGCGAACTGGTCATCCAGGAGAAGTGACATGCTCCCACAGACGACACGCGGCAACTTCGTCTATGAACCCGACGGCGACGTTCTGACCGAATACTTCTGGGACCGGAGCGAACTCACCATCATCCAAGGCCCGATCCAGAGCGGCACATCGACATGCTCGTGCCTCAAGCTGTGGGCTATTGCCGAAGAACAGAAGCCAGACTTCGACGGGGTGCGGCGCTCCCGCTGGCTCATCACCCGCGATACCTACAAGGAATTGCGCGAAACGACCATCAAGACGTGGCTGGACTGGTTCCCCGAAAACCAGTGGGGCACGATGATCCGGGCTGAACCCGCCATCCATCACCTGAAGCGCAAACATTCCTCCGGCGATGGCACCATGGTCGATTGCGAAGTCATCTTCATCGCCATCCCGGACCCCGACGTGGCCGAACAGGTCTGCGCATCCTACGAAATCACCGGTTTTTTCCGAAACGAAGGGCAGTTCTGCGACAAGGCCGTTATCGACGAACTCCTTTCCCGCTGCGGCCGATACCCATCCATGCGAAACGGCCCCGGCGCGACGTGGCATGGCGGTTTCGTAGACCTGAACGCCCCCAGAGAAGGCCACTGGATACCCTACATGCGCGGAGACCTGCCCCTCCCGCAGGAATGGTCAGAAGAACAGCGAGCCGAGTTCGTCAAACCGGCGGCGTGGCGCTTCTTCCTGCAACCGCCCGGCCTCATCGAAAAGAAGATCGACGGGAAAACCACCTACATCGAAAACCCGCGCGCCGAAAACCAGAGGCACACCAAGAAATCATACCTCCAGATCATTCAGGGCAAGTCGCGGGAGTTCATCGACCGGCGCGTGATGAACAAGGTCGGCCTGTATTCGGACGGCAAGGCGGTCTATCCGACCTTCTCCGAGTTCGAGCATGTCGCGCCGAAGGAAATGGACCCGACGCCCGGCGCTTCCATCATCGTCGGCCTCGATTTTGGCCGCGATCCAGCCGCCGCCTTCCTGCAATGCGTCAACGGGCGCTGGACAGTCCTTTCGGAACTGATCGGCGACAACGAAAGCGCCCAGCTTTTCGCCCCGCGCGTCAAGCGGCACCTCGCCCAACGCTATCCAGGCTTCAAGGCAGAGTTCTGGGGCGACCCGCGCGGCGCTGACGGCACACAGGCGACGGAAACCACGGCCTACGACGTGTTTCTCGCCAATGGTATGCGCGTCCTGCCAGCCACCACCGACAACAACCCCGAAATGCGCAGATCAACCGTGGAAGCCGTTCTTGAGCGGCGCACGGGCTTCTTCGTCAACCCGTCCTGCATTACCACCAAGACCGGCTTCTGCGGCGGATACCACTACCCGAAGATCAAGGGAGCGCCCGGCGTCTTTGGCGAGCGTCCGCGCAAGAACCGCTATTCCCACGTCGTCGAGGCCGTGGAAAACGCCCTTCTTGGCGGCGGCGAAGGCGATGCCGTCATCTTCTCATCCCGCCCGGCAGTGAAATGCTCCCCCGTCGTCCGACACCACGTCAGCCTCAGGAGGACAGGGTGATCCTCGAATGGTATGTCGGGTTCCATTTCGGGCGCTGGCGCAATCACCTCGGGAAGATTTACCCCTTCGGATGGCTCGGCCACGTCGAGATTTGGGGATACACCGAAGACGAAACGTGGCTGTTCTATGACCCGCAGGTGAGCGGCACCAAGGTCATCGTCATCCATCGCCATGACGACGTGATCGACCAACTTGCCGCCCGCCATACCATCTGCGACCTGATCCTGCGCCTGCCAAACGACGGCGCAAAGCCGCCCTTCAACCTCTGGCTCCCCATGACTTGTGCCACCGTCATCGCCCACATGACCGGCGTCGGTGCATTTACCCCATGGGGCTTGCAAAAGAGATTGCTCGCCAAAGGCGCAGAGGTCATCCATGAAAACCCCGAAAGAAGATCCCGCAGACAAGGCCGCTCGCTTCAGGGAGCGGCGCATTTCCGAACTTGAGCAGGATGAGGCGACACAAGAGCAAGCCGCCGGTCTTTCGTCAGACATTCGCTCCGTCTATGGCCTGCGCGCCATGTCCCTGTTCGGGAAACCAGGAACGCCCGTCCTGACTGCACCCGTGCCCTTGCCCACCAAGCCGACTGGAAACAAGGGCTTGCCATGGCCGTATCGCCCCAGGGACGACAAGAAGTGAACAAGCCCAGCAAGGACTTTCTGACCCGCTATTCCGCCGCGAAGCGCTGGCGTGATGACGTGCGCCCGTTCATCGAGGAAATCCTTGAGTTCTGCTGCCCCGGTCGGCAATTCGACTTCTCCGACACCCGCAAGCGCCCGCGCGACACGACGACCTTCATTTCCCTGCCGGAGGAAATGTCCACCGACCTTGCGGGCGACCTGATCACCTATTTCACGCCCGCCGAAGTGCGATGGGCGAACTATGCGGTCATTCAGGAAATCCCCGAACAATACGCGAAGGAAGTCCTCGCCTTGGCTCAGGACCGCGAGGACACCATGTTCGAAAGGCTGATCCAGCCGTCGAACTACAATGACGTGGCCCCGCAATGGGGCTTCGAAGCCGCAACACACGGAACGCCAGCCATCTGGGTCGAGGCGTCTCACATTTCGCAGCCGATCCACGTCGAAGCCGTTACGCCCGATGAACTTCTGGTCACGCCAGGGCATCGCGGATACCTCGACCGCTTCCGTGAAAAGAAGGTGCTGTCATCGACCCTGCCCATTCTTTTCGCCGGTCAGGACTACGACCTCAGCGACGCGGGAATCCGCAGCAAGATCGACAAGCCCGGCGTCATGGCGAAAGTGTGCTGGGGATACTGGCTCGACTGGTCCGATCCCGGAAACCCCATGTGGGCTTCTGAAATCACGGTCGATGGTGTTCGCATCACGCAGGAGAAATCCATCATCGGCCCGATGGCTGGCTCATGCCCGTTGCTGGTCGGCCGCTTCAACCCCCAGACAGGAATGCCGTGGGGCAGAGGGGCCGGATGGAAGGCGCTGGCCGATATGCGCGTCCTCAACAAGATCGACGAAATCGTTCTTGATGGCCTCGATCAGTCGCTCCTGAACACCATCGTCTATCCCAGCGACGGATCGCTCGACTTCTCGAACGGCATCATCCCCGGAACCGCCAACCCTGCTGGCCGCTCGTTCACCCGCGACCAGATTTGGGAAATGAACCGGCAGGTGAATGTCGATCAGGGCTGGTTCGCGGAAGACCGCATCGAAGATCGCATCCGCCGCGCCTTCTATCAGGACGGGCCGCGCCAGAGAGGGGAAACCCCGCCAACGGCAGCACAGTGGCTCGATGAGCGCCGCCGTGTCCAGCAACGCCTTGGCAAGCCGTCCGCCCCGCTCTGGACTGAACTCGTCCTGCCGATGATCCAGCGCTTCGAATTTCTCGGCGTCCAGCTTGGCATTCTTCCCGACGCCATCACTCATAACGGCATGTCCCTGTCCGTCTCGCCAATCTCACCGCTTCAGAAGGCGCAGAACCAGGACAAGGTGATGGTCACGCGGTCGAACCTGGACCTCGGCGCGGCAGTGTTCGGGGAAGCCTTCGGCCAGATCGTCGATCCTGTCGGGACATTCGAGAAGATCGTTCGCGCTTCCGGCGACGAGCTGACCGTCATCGCAAAGGAACAGAATGCTCCCGCTACGGCTCAGTGACCCCGGCCCGCTCCTGTCATACCTGCAATGGCTGCGCGGCGTGAACCCGAAACTTGCGGACCAGACCATTGCCGCTGTCCGCTCGCTGATGGCAACGGCAGACGGGGCTATCCTGTTGGATTTGCTGGAAAAATCGACTAAGGATTTTCTCCATCCGGTGCTTGCCGACCCTCGTGCATTTGAGGCTCGCAACGCACAGAGTTTCATCCCGCTCGATCTCAGGAGGATCATGAGCGATGAAACTGAACAACTTCTTCAACGAAAGACTCACCCGACAGGTAACTGATCCCGGCGCTGGCGCGGCTTCGCCGCCCGTCGCGCCCGAAGCCCCGGACCTGTCGTTCATCCCCGCCGACTATCACACGGACGGCAAGCCTGACCTCGCCAAGTTCACGGCGCACTATCAGGACGTTGTGGCCCGTGACGCGCAAGCGGCGGAACGTCTGGCTTCGGTGCCGGAAGCCTACGAATTTGCGACCAGCGCCGACCTGAAGTTCGATGGCCTCGACCTCCCGGAAGGGTTTTCGGTCGCGCTCGCCAAGGACGATCCTGCCATCGCGCCGCTCTACGAACAGCTTGGCGGGTTTCTGAAGGAAATCGGCGCACCGGCATCAGCGGCGGCGAAGGTTTCTGACCTGATCGCGCGCTACGAAGCGACCAAGTATTCGACCGTCTATGCGGCGCAGAAGGCCGAAATGGCATCGCTTGGCACTCCCGCGCAGCAAGAGGCCCGCCTCGCCGCCATCGACCGCGCGCTTCAGGCGCGCCTCCCTGCCGCGCAGGCCGACGCCATCAGGAACACCATTTCCACCGCCGCAGGCGTCCAGGCGCTCGAAGCCCTGCTTCGCCCTACCGGCCACACCGCGCCCGCTGCCAGCCCGGTTCGCCCCGATCTGGACGCCATGACGCCTCTGCAACGCCTGCAATACGCCAACACCCAAGGCAAAACCTAACGAGCAGAAAGGCTTAGAAAATGCCCGCCTACACCCTTCCCGAATACGCGAAGACGTTCACCGACCCGAAGGTGCGGTCGGTGATCGAACTGTTTCCCGCCGCTGTCGATTTCTGGGCCGCGCTGCCCTACAAGACGGCCCCAGGTGGCCGCTACACCAGTGACCGTTCCGGAATGGCTCGGCTGCTGGCGTCGAACGGTCTCCGCTACTTCGCCCAGCAGTCGGCGGATACGGCGGCGATCATGATCGCTGCGCGCCTCCCTCGTCAGACGGGTGAACTCATCGGGTCGGTGACGGCCCGTACTGCTCGCGGTCACGATGGCCGGTGGATCGGTGAAGCTGAGGCTGACGCGCCGCACGCCGCTGCCGTCGAGTTCGGCAACCGCAAGTCCAAGGCGCGGCACGTGCTCCGTGACGTCGCGCGGGAGATGGGCTCGTGACCGCGTCGATCGGCTACCCCGACGCCGAGCAGGTCGCCGAGAACCTCCTGACGGACCTCGGGTACGCGTGCAAGTGGATCCCGAAGGACTTCGAACAGCGTTTGCCGGTCCTGCTCGTCACCCGCATCGGCGGCACCGACGATGGCGTGACTGACCGCGCGGAGGTGCAGGTCGACGTCTGGCACATCGACCGACCCCAGGCGTGGGCGCTCGCGTCGAAGGTCCGTGACCGCATCAACGCTCTCGCATCTGGTGGCGACGTCGCCGGAGTCTGGGTCGATCACGCCCGTGTCCTGGTGGCTGGGCAGCAGATCCCGACAGAGAACCCTGACGACCGTCGTGTCGTCCAGACGGTCCGCATCGACATGCGGCCGCCGATCTAAGCGCCAGGCGCGCAACTCCCTTTCACCTCGCACCCCGCTGTCCGGCGTGGTGTGTTCACTCAACCCTTGAGGAGGGCCGTCATGGCCGATCTCGATCAGCTGGCGAAGGACAACGCCGGCAACATCATGAAGTTCACCCGCGCGGTCCTGTTCTTCGGACCAGCCGACGCGGACATCCCCGATGCACTCACTGAGGCCACGGCCGGTCAGCCGCCGGTCCTGTCGGCGCTGCCCACCGGCTACGTTCCGGCGGGGCTGATCAAGAAGGACCGCCGCCTCGGATTCGGCG